GTCGCACGCGAGATTTCGCAAGTTAGGACATGGGGGGGTGGCTAAGATCAAAGTGACAAAAAAGCGCGTTGAGGAATTGACTCCATACTCCAGAAATTCAAGGACGCACAGCGACGCGCAGGTCGCGCAGATAGCAGCATCTATACGCGAGTTTGGTTTTATAAATCCCGTCTTGGTTGACGCGGAAAACAACATCATCGCCGGCCATGGGCGCGTGCTGGCAGCCCGAAAACTCGGTCTTGAGGAAGTGCCGTGTGTACTCCACGATCATCTGACGGAGACGCAGCGCAAGGCGTATATCCTTGCAGACAACAAACTTGCGCTCAATGCAGGATGGGATGAAGACATGCTCCGCTTGGAATTGCGCGAGCTTGGTGACATGGGTTTTGATTTGGAGTTGACGGGGTTTGATGAGGTAGAAGTTGAGGCATTAAACCATAAGGTGAATATAGATGATTTTTTTTCAGACAGAGAAGGAGAAGTGCCAAAGGAACCTAAGTTATGCCCTCATTGTGGTGGTGTTTTATGAGGATTCACCTTGCGGGGATAGTTAGAGCTAGTTGTTGCATTGAAGAAGCAAGGAAGGCTCTTTTTGTTCTCGAATCGTTCCAGACTATAAATAGGTGGGTTGTAGAATCAATCCCGTATTGGAAGTCTTTTATCCTTGACAGTGGCGCTTTTACATATATGTCAAACACTTCAAAAGGTGGAAGTGTAAATTGGGAAGACTATGTGAGCAGATATGCTGATTTTATCAAAAACCACAAAATCAAACATTACATAGAGCTTGACATTGATTCAATCGTCGGACTTAAGGAGGTTGAGAGATTACGCAATATCCTTGAAAACAAGGTAGGGTATCCATCAATACCAGTATGGCATAAAAGCAGGGGGAAAGATGAGTTTATACGCATGTGCCGTGATTACAAATATGTAGCGATTGGTGGAATCGTAACGAAGGAGTTCACACGAAAGGATCATAAATACTTCCCATGGTTCATAGACAAAGCGCATGAAATGGGAGCGGAGATACACGGGCTGGGATACACTTCAAGCAACTTGAGGAAATACCAATTCGATTCCGTTGATTCCACAAGCTGGCTTAGTGGCGGAAAATATGGCAGTTTATGCGTCTTGAAAAACAAAAAAATTAAATATGTTACCGTGAAGGGGAAAAAAATTTCACGGGATCAGGATGCAAATGTTCATAACTTAAGAACTTGGATTATGTACCAAAAACTATTATACGATGGGAAATAATCAGGAGGGTTTATGGAAAAAAACAATAGAAACCTAATCACGATCAATGCTGTTTTTGTAGTCAGTCTTATCATGGCTAATGTCGTGGCGTCGAAAATCGTTGACGTTTTTGGATTTGTAGTTCCCGCTGCCGTTGTTGCTTACGGGATCACCTTCCTTTGCACGGATGTTATTGGTGAGATTTGGGGGAAGGAAGAAGCAAACAAGACCGTCAAATTGGGGTTTGTTATGCAAATCCTATCTCTATGCCTTATCATTTTGGCGATAATGCTTCCGCCGGCGGTTTTTGCTGTTGAAGAGGGAAAGTCTTTTAATTCAATACTGGGGCAATCTGGAAGGGTGGTAGTTGCTAGTCTTATCGCCTACTTGGTAGCTCAATTCAATGATGTTTATGTTTTCCACAAACTGAAAGGCGCTTGCAACGGAAGAGCAAAGTGGATTCGGAACAATGGAAGCACTATTTTAAGCCAGTTTTTCGACACTGCAATTTTCATTACTGTGGCGTTTTACGGAGTAGTCCCTGACCTTGGATGGATGGTTATCAGTCAGTATGTTGTAAAGGTCGTGATAGCGCTCTGTGATACACCTTTATTCTACTTCTTTACACGTAAAAGTGTATGAAAAAATACTGGCGCAATGGGGTAGGAGGCGATTTTTGTGGCAGGGCCGCCAAGAAAACCAACGAAGCTAAGGATCCTGGAAGGGAACCCATCAAAGCGTCCCCTTCCAAAAAATGAACCGGAGCCAGACCCTACAATGCCACAGTGTCCTGATTGGCTCATGGACGACGCTAAAGATGAGTGGAAGCGCGTTGCTCCGGAGTTGAACCGCATTGGATTACTGACAATAATTGACCAGACCGCGTTAGCAGGATACTGCCAGTCTTATGCAAGGTGGAAAAAGGCCGAGGAAGAAATCAAACTGCTCAAAAATACAATATACCCATTAAAAGACGAAGCGGGAAACATTAAGGGCTTCCAGCAGTATCCACAGTACGGGATAGCAAATCAATGTCTAAAACAAATACGGGCGTTTTGCTCTGAGTTTGGGTTGACCCCGGCAGCGCGTGCGAAGATGGAATTGCCAACTGAGAGGAACCGTGACGACGACTTCGCCTCCAAACTTCGCTCGAAGATAGGCTGATCCCATGTTTTCACGCAAAAAAGCAGACTGGGCGATTGAATTTATTGCCAGGCTAAAACACACAAAAGGCGAATGGGCCGGCAAGCCCTTCCTGCTTCAAAAATGGCAGAAGATGTTTTTGAAGGAACTCTTCGGGCGCGTCAAAGATGACGGACTCCGGCAATATCAGACCGCATATCTGGAGATCCCGCGCAAAAACGGGAAGTCTGAACTTGCCGCCGCCATCGCTCTTTTTCTCCTCTTCGGAGACGGGGAGCCGGGAGCGGAAATATACAGCGCCGCGTCGGACAGGGAGCAGGCATCCCTCGTATTCAACGCGGCTGCGTATATGGTCCGCAATGACCCGGTGCTCTCCGGCATGTGCAAAATCATCGACTCTCAGAAGCGGATCGTGTTCTACGAGACGGCGAGTTTTTACCGGGCCATCAGCGCGGAGGCATACTCGAAGCACGGATTCAACGCGCACGCCGTCATTTACGACGAAATTCACAGCGCACCGAACCGTGACCTCTGGGACGTGCTTTCCACGTCCATGGGAGCGAGGACACAACCGCTCATGCTCGGGATTACGACGGCAGGCTACGACCGGAACTCCATCTGCTGGGAACTTCACGACTACGGGCAAAAAATCATTGACGGCGTGGTTGAAGATCCAACATTTTTCCCGCTCATATTCGCCGCCGACGAGGGAGACGAATGGACGGACGAAAAAACGTGGAGGAAGGCGAACCCGAACCTAGGGGTATCAATCAAGCTCGACTTCCTGCGTCGGGAGTGCAAACGCGCCCAGGAGATCCCCGCCTACCAGAACACGTTCCGGCGGCTGTACCTCAACCAGTGGACGACTCAGGAAACGCGTTGGCTCGATATGTCGAAATGGCGCGAGTGCGGAGAGGACTTCGACCTCTCGAAGCTCGCAGACCTCCAATGCTGGGCTGGCGTGGACTTGAGCACCACGACCGACATATCCTCTTGCGCCTTGGTATTCGAGCCGGACGAGGAAGACAGGGTCCACGTCCTCTCGTTTAATTGGGTACCCGGCGACAACATCGCGGCAAGGGTTCGCCGTGACCGCGTGCCATACGACGCATGGGCGCGAGACGGGCATATCGTGGCGACGGACGGCAACGTCATAGACCATGACTACATCAGAAATTCTATCGCCATCGACCTTAAAGCTATGTTCCCGCGCTTGGAGGTCGTTGGATACGACCCATGGAACGCCACAAAATGGGCCATCGACCTCGAAGGCGACGGCGTGCCGGTGGTGCAGATCCGGCAGGGGTACAAGACCATGAGCCCCGCATGCAAGGAATTAGAACGGCTTGTGCTCGGGGGTTATTTGCGCCACAACAATAACCCTGTTTTGACCTGGGCAATGGACAACGTTATGGTCACGCAAGACCCGGCGGGGAATATTAAACCCGCAAAGGACAAGGCGACTGAGAGGATAGACCCGGCAGTTGCTCTAATAACCGCCATCGCCACCATGCTGGAGTTCCGCGACGAGCCGTCAATCTATGAATCGAGGGGAATACTAACTCTCTGACACTTAACCCACAAGTTAAGCCGCTTTCCTTCGGGGGGCGGCTTTTTTATTGCCAAAAAAGGAGGTGAAAA